GGAGCATCGTTATCTCCATCTTTAGTCTCTTGATCGATTTGTTTTTGAATTTCTTCAATTTCATCATCAGTCTGACGTAATACGTTTTTACGTATCCATTCATTAGAAATGTATTTACCTACATATTCATCTAAGTTTCCTAACATTTCAAATCTTTCTCTCAACATTTCTGATTGTTTAAGTTCAGAAAAGTAGTTATCTTCAATATAGTCAAAGGCAATACTTTCTTTCCAATCTTTCCAATCACTCTCAGTAATAATACCTTTGAGTAATAATTGAGTTTTTAATAACTGCATAAACAAATCAGAAAATCTTTTTCTTAATCTGTCTATGAACTTCTTAAACTTTACTTCATCTCTTGTTATTTCACTACTTCTACCGAGTGTAAACTGAGCTTCTTGTTCTAATCTATTAACTGGAACATTAAGTGACTTATATAATTTCTTTTGGAAGTATATAATATCATCTATTTGTCCTAAGTTTTCGCCGCCTGGTAGCGTGGTGATTTCAGTACCTCTTCCACCTTCTCTTCTTGGTAGGAAAAAGTCTTCTAACATACTCATATGTTTTTTATCGTCTTTGATATCACCAGTCGATGCGTCATATACCAACTTGTTTCTATATTGATTCATGATACCTCTTAAGTATTCTTCGGCTTTACCCTTAGGTAAATTACCAACATCAATATAAAATATCCTACGTTCTGGGGCACGTGATATTCTGTATATAACTAGTGAATCTTCCATCATTCTCAGTTGATTCACTGGTTTTAAAGCTTTATGTAAATATGATAATATTCTTTTTCTACCTGGGTCCATTTGACCAGATGTACAGTATGCAATTGCATCAGGATATATTTTCAATCCTTGTTCTGCTCCAGACATTAACTTGTCTTGGAATAAAAAGAACTCATCGCTTTTCTCTATAATCTTAGCACCTGTTTTAGGGTCCTGCTTTTCTTCAACCTCTTTCACCTTTCTTAATTTGGTAGGGTCGATATATCGCAGTTCTTGAATACCTTTTTTAGGCGAGTTTTTATCTATTATAATATGATACGGTAGCCTTCCATCAATATACCATTTACGATATATATCATGAGCATACGCGTTAAAGTTTAACAATTTAAGGACTGCATCAAATTCGAATTTAACAGCCTCTTTCAGTTTATCTGATATTTCTAATTCATCTAATACTAAATTAACTGGAGCTTCATCATTATTACCTACTATTGATTCATTTATTATATCCTCAACAGCGGCATCGCATTCTGGTTGTGATGCTATATCTCTGTATTTTAGTATCAAGTCGACTTCATTTTTGAACTTGTCGCCATCCATATCGATGTACGCGCCAAAATGACCGCCCGCTTGAATTACACCCGAGCCATCCTCGTCCGTCTTAGGAACGAATGAAGGTAGTTCTTTTACTTTAGAACTCTTTCTATTTATTTCAAAGCCAAATAATTCAGCCATACATTTACCTCAATATTATCGGAGGGGACATTAAATCCCCTCGTTTAATATTATTTATATACCTACGAAGTAGTGTCTGATTCCCAGTATTGAACCTGGAATTCCATTGTGAACTCTTCTATAGTGTTTTCGGAATCATAACTGACTTCAATCTCAGACATATTTGTAGGGAAAATTCCTCTAAAATTATATGTCTTAGTAACTTCTCCAGCCTTATTCAATTGTTCAACAATTGCGTCTGATTGATAGTCAGTAGGATTAGATAATCCTGTGTTTTCGTTATGTCCATTAATACCATTCATCCAACGTTCCATAGCGTTACGAACTGTGAAATCAACATCGTTGATTACAGTAATTGTCCAAGGGTCGAATGTTCTATCACCAGCTATTTGCAATGTTCTACCTCTGAATAATACAGGGATAGGTGCTATAATTGATGCAGGCATTTGAGCCGTTTTACACATGAAAGATGTTTGTTCAACATCGCCTTGTGCATAACTTGGATAGTTCATAGTCACCTTGAAAAGGTTAGACCTTGCTCCACCGCCTACTAATTTTGATTTAAAATCGTCTACGCCTAATATTGCCATGTCTTATCTCCTATGAACCTGAGATCTCGGAGAATTCTACTCCGGACCTAGTTGCTACGAAGCTCAATGTTATAAAGTTAATACTTCTTGCAGGCTTGATAAAGATATCAGCTACAAATTTATTACCATCAATTACTGAGCTAGTGTTGTTAGTGGTATCGCAAACTACTGAAAAGTCTGAAAGTCCACGTCTACCTTTGACGTCTCTTAAGAACGGTTCAACTAAGTTTCTGAACTGTGCTCTTGTAAATTCGTCGTTAAATTCGAATAGTTGCGCTTTAGCTGCTGTGCTAACCGCTTTTTCTAATGCGATAAAGAGTCTACGTACATTTATTCTATCGAATGCTGAAGGTCTACTTAATAAAGTTTTGTCTCCAAATAGTAAAGTACCTTGTCCAGGTAATGATACTATAGGATTGACTCTTGCTTTATATAAAGAATCTCTGTCTGCTTTCTTAGGATTAAATGCTAATTTAGTTACTCCTAAAAGTTGACCCCTGTTTACACCTGCTGGTGAGAACCATGCATCAGCTACTGAATCAGTATTTGCGCAAAGTCCTGCCATGTGTCCTGAAGCAGCTATATATCTGTATTTGTCGTTATATTTGTCATATACATATAATGCTGTTGAATCACATGAAGCATAAGATGTTGATGTTAAACCATCAGCAAAAGTTTTTACACTTGCTGCTGGAGTAGCATTGTTAACAGTGTCTTCTATTGGTGGAGATATAAATGCCATACAATCTTTCCTTGCATTTACTATTGATATTAAATCTTCCGCAATTGCTTCAGCGCCATCGGCGTCTGCTGCTGCAAAAAGTAAGTTAACATCTACAGTTTCTGCATCGGATAAAAGATCGAATCCTGCTGCTATTTCTCCAACTGTTGGTGCGTTATCGTCTAATCCACCTGTTAGTGAATGTTCAATTGCTGAGCTATGAGACTTAAATTGGTTAGCACCTTCACTATCTGTGTTGGCTGCTTTCGCTGCTGCTAGGGTAAATCCGGCTTCATCTAAGTTAGTGCTATCATGGTCAATCCAACGAATATAGTTAGATTGAGTAGTAATAACATCAACGTAATAAAGAGAGGTACCATCGTCTTTTTTAGCATCTGAAGCTTGTGATACAAACCCAAATGTTTCTAATACTGTCCCAGCTGTTCCGGAGATAGCTCCGTCTTCATCTATAACTGCAATATGCAATTCGTCGTTTGAAACGCCGACTGCAGCTGCTGATGTAGATGTACCTGGTGCAGCATCAAAATTATCAGCATAAGCCCATCCGCTAAACGGTGAACTTCCTGCTGAAACCATTGATACCTTTAAGCTATTACCCAGTACGCCTGGATGTTTAGCTGCCCATAACCCCAAATTTAGCTGACCCGCTCCATAATTATTCGCATAATCTTCATCATTTTTTATCAGCTGTCCTGTACCTTGTGCGGTCGCGTTCTTATGACCGGAAGCTACTCGAACCACTTTTAGTGCATTACCATACTTTAAGAAAGATGCTGCTACTAAGAAGTGTTTAGCTGTGGAATCGTCTGGAGCTCCAAAAGTCGCTGCAAGTTCTTGTTCAGAACCTACTGTTACTATTTGCTCCACTGGACCCCAGTTGAATGCGCCTGCGAATCCACCAATGCTGGTTGATACGGCTGGAACTACATTCGTTGCGTCAATTTCTTTTACCTCGACGCCTGGTGATACTTGAAATGCCATCGCTTTGTCCTCTATTTGAGTTAGTTAATATGTGTCATAATAAGAATATTCAATACATACTTATTTATAACAATTTGTTTTCTAACGAAGCAACTCAACTTCGATAGAATTATATTCTATTATAGGATTTTTACCTGATATACCAATTATATCATGTTCATATTGTATACCGTCTTTAGACCATTTTACAATATCTCCCTCAAACTCCATACTGTCTGCTTGTATTTTATCTTCAAACATTGATTTATATGTATTAGGTTTGAGCCAATAATCCCTATTTTTAAATTTTATTAAGATATTTTTAGCTAGGTTTTCTCCAGTAGCTTTTCTATATCCTTTTGTGCCTGGTGTTGAATTAATCTCAATAAACATTGGTGGTATTTTATTTCTATCTTTAGATGGGAATATATCTACACCTACCCATAATCCATCAACAGCTTTAGCTGCTTTTTCAACATGTTCTATTTCTAAATCAGTTAACTCTATAGGAGCAGGCTTAGAACCAAGTGATACATTACTTCTAAAGTCTTTTGCTACTACAGGTCTTTTAATAGCGCCATGAAATTTACCACCAATAACATGAGCACGTATATCAAATGTAAAGTCCTGAATCATTTCTTGCAATAAGACACCCATGTTTGGGTCTAACTTATATAATAACTGTACAGTTGAATGTAATGAACTTTCTGAATCTACTTTAATAACACCAATGCCTAATGAACCTGTAAGTGTTTTAAGAATAACTGGATATTTAGCACCAAGTCTTTCCATAGCAGGTATTGCTTTTTCTGGATGATGAACTAAAACTGTTTTAGGCTGAGCTAGTTCTGCTTCAGCAAGATATAAACTTGTTCTATATTTATCAGATGTTATCTCCATACATGCACGAGTGTTAACACATACAACACCAGCTCTTTCTAACTGAGTTAAAAAGTCTGACCAAGCTTTTCTTTTAGTAACTGGAGCTCTTACAAATACTAGTGTGTTTTCATCTATTCTAAACTTTCTTACTTTTTTATCAGTCATACCATCATAGATATACCTTACTCCATCTTCTAAATCAGAATAAGCACCTTGTACATCAACTTTAAATCCCTTTAAACCTACAGAATCTCCTTCTTTTATAAAATCATCTGCAGTAGCTTCTGGGTCATCAGGGTCTTCAGGGTCATCGTACCATAGATATACATACCTATAACTTTTCTCTTCCTCTGTTATTACTGTTTTTTCAGCTGTAAATTCGTTAAAATTTTGCATTTCCTGTCCATTCTTGTTCGAACCAAATGTTTCCATCATCGTCTTTAGTATATTTATCCTTTTCGTAGTTCCCACTCTCAAGAAAACCAAATGGTAACATATCGTCTTGTATTGCAGCCAACCTTTCTCTATATAACATATCTTTCATATCAATATTTGTCAAAGCTTGAAATACATCAGTTGTAGTAAACCAAGCAAAAAGAACTAAGTTCATCATTAAATCGTCATGATTTGGAGCTTGGGCCATGTAACTATTTCCTTTACTTACAAAGGTACTCATTTCAACTATTGTATTAGCATCATTTATTTTAAGCTTACCTTGTTCTATTAAGTCTTTTATGCTTGAACAACCAATACGTTTAACTCTTCGAGTCATAGTAGCACCAAGAGCATTTGCTTTAATACTTGATTCTACAAACATGTTTTCGTATTCTAAATCATAATATAAACCATTACAAACAACTGCACCTTGGTCATTACTTTCAACAACTACATAAGCTTCATTAAATGTATTTGCATATTTGTATATAATATCTGGCAATAGCATTGGAGATATATTGTTATCTCTAAATACTGCTACCTGTTCAAATGGTTGTTCACTTACGTCAATTATTGTAAATGTACTATAATCTTGATTTCTGCCTTTAGATACATCAACAGTCATTACATACTCGTGGCCTTCAATTGGCTGTTTATATATGTAAACGTTTTCTTTAAAAAACTCTGGGTCAACACTTACTTGAGCTAATAAATGATTAGCACTAATTAATGTATTACCTCTTCCATGAAAGGTATTACCAAACTCTTGTTCGAACTGTAACTCAGAAGTGTTAGATACAGTAGTTTCTTTCCATTTATCATCTCTTCCTGGAACATCCCACCAATCTACTCTAAACGGTTTAAACTCATTTGTTTTTTGTACTGCACCTTCCCATAGTTTATGGTATATATTACCTATTCCATTTGCTGTAGATGTAATAATAATCTGAGTATCTTTACCAGCAGATACTACAGGATAAGTTGATGTATAAAATTGTGCGTCATTTTCTACAAATGCAAACTCATCAAGGAATAGTAAGTTAATAGATAAACCCCTTATTGAACTACCAGAAGTAGCTGAAGCTATTATCTTACTATTATTACTAAATTCTATACTACCTTTATTTAAAGCCTTACATCCTGGCTGTAAAAAGAATGGTAAATTTTCTAACGCTAGCGTGATACGCGCGAGCATTTCTCTTGCAACTGCTCCTTTATTTGCTAATATTGCAATTGTTTTTTCTGGATGAAACACTGCATACCATAAGAGATATACAACTGAAGATATTGATTTACCACTTTGTCTACATGCTAATACTATACTAAATCTATTATCATTAAAATGTTTAAACATGTTTTCTTGATAAGGATATAAATTAAATGGAACTAATCCTTCGTCTAGATTTATAATTTTAATATATGTCCTAGCAAAATATGCTGGGTCTCTCATACATCTTTGATATTCTAGAATGTCATCTTTTGTAAATTCAGTTTCAACACCATCTCTTTTTACAGACGGATTGCCTAGATAACCAAACTCATTATTCTTTAACTTTTGCATCAATCACATTATCTCTATCTAATAAAAGTCTTTGTAAGTCTGTTGTACTACCTACAAACATATTATTATTCGTCACATTTTTTTGTTTCTCAGTTTCATCAGCTGTTAAATCTTTCTTTTTCTTTTGTAAAGACATAAGCTTTTCAGTAGTATCACCGATATTCTTTATTGTTTGAGCAAGTACTTCAAACGCTCTTGGATGTTCAGATTCTCTTGCTAATTCAGCAAGTACATCCATTGAACGAGTACCAGTATATATTAAGTCTTTATAAGTTTTACGCGAAAACTCATAATCATCTTTAATATCTTTATCTATTTTGATAGGTCTATTTTTAGTAGCTGGCAAATTCTTTTGTAGATTTGCAGCCATCTTTTCTTTTTTATCCATTATCCACCTTCAGTTTTAGTTTCAGTTACTGTAAAACTATCTGCAGTATCTGAACCACCAACAGTAAAGTCCATTTCCTCGAACGTTCTGCTGACATTATCTTTTTCATGGAAGTCTAAATTAACTTCACGTATAATTTTTTGGTCAGCTGTTGGCCCAAAGAATTTCATTTTCATTGTAAAATCTAATTGATAAGTAAGTACTCTTCTTTCAGTAAAGTCTCCCTCGTATTGGTCATCAATACTAATACCGCCAAGTATAACAGAAACATCTTGTTTATAATTAAATCCTTCAACTGGTGTAATGGTAACATTATATTCTGGTTGAAAATACGGCAATATTTGTTCAACAATTTGTAGTCCATCATCTTGATTTTTAGCTAAAATATATAATGACATACCAATATCATAAGAAGTATAATGCTTTATTGTTTTCTTTTTAGTAATATCTGACCCATGTGTTTCTGATATGATATTTCTCTTAGCCATTTTTTGAGTAGTGTCTAATGTAATACCTGTTATATCAAACGCCATTCTTGGTAATTTAATGCCCATCGATGAAGTAGCGCTGCTATCGATACGAGCTAAATATTTTTCTTTAGGACCATAAGCAAGAGGAACTCTTATCTGGTTTATAGTACTGCCATCAGCTTTTTTTCTTACTACTTGAATATTATTAAATAGTGTACCAAATACAGCCACTGATTTTCTCATTGTTGAATGATAGAAATGGTCTCCAAACATTAGTAAGTCTCCGATGGGTCGCCAAATGGATTTGATTCTGAGAAATCAATAAATCCATCTGCATCTATTTCAAATTCTACGTTTTGAGCTTGTTCATCTGTTGACCAAGAGTTACCTGTGGTATCTGTGACATCGCTATATACTTTAGCAATAATACCACTATAAGTTGATGTATCTCCTGTTATTGTTCCGCCTTGAGTAAATGATTTAGCATCTGTTGAACCTGTTGTTCCAATATTAGATACCCATATTTTACTTAATATGTCTGATGATTTAGTTCTTTGTTGAACTTCGCCAAATACAATTACATTAGGTGTGACACTTGAATCTACAGTTTGTCTTACAATTTCACCAACTTCGAAATGTGTTCCACCAGAAATAGTTACATCTATTGGCAATTGATATCCTTCTACAGATACTGTGTCATCTATATCTACAATACCAGTTTCGAAATCTTCGTCATTGTATTCAAACAATGAACACTTCATAGTATAGACTGGTAAGTTTGATAATTGATAAAATGGTTGTTCGTCTTCAACAAAACTAATTTCAAAGAAATTATTTGTCATTGGTAAGAAGATTAAATCTCCTTCCATTGGTCTTGGATTTTCTACATTAGCAGAAAAAGTACCAACTTTATCATCCCATCTTCTGCGTGATACTATAAATGTAGCTTCATCTTTTATATCTAAACCAAACTTACTATATAAATCACCAGCACCATCAAAGCCTTCTGGATTATCAATATACATTTCCATAAGGTAAGCATCATCAAATGTTGACGCAGGGTCATCATTTAAAACACTGTCTCTATTTACTATTGTACGTGGAATGTAATAAACATCTTGTCCATATATTCCTAAGGATTCTATTATCAGGTCTTCATATAAGTGTTGTTCACTTTTGACGGCCTGAGAAAAGTATACGTTTCTCGGCATGGTTTATCCTGTCATGAAGTCGACTGGCTGTTCCCAGTTCAATCTAGCTTCTTCCTCTAATCTTGTAATTTCTTCGTTTGCATCATCAAATATTTGACGTCCATTAAATGTTACGCCACCTGGCATTACCATACCCTCGAACTTGATTAAGTTCGTACCCCATTGTCTTTTGATTAATGCTGTTGCATATCTTTTTAAGAAATAATCATTGTATACATCTGTATATGTATCAGGGTCTATTACTCTATAGCATTCAATAACAATATAATCATTAACTTCAACTTCATTATCCCAATCCATATCAATACGTAATTGGTTTTTATGTCTTTCAAAGTTAATATGTTTTTCGTCTGAATCTATAACTTGGTCTAAAAGCGATAAAAACTGTTGTGACATTACATAATCAGTAAGACTACCCATGAATCCAACTGAATGTATATCATTTAAATGAATTTGATATCTTATATCAAACATATCAGTTGATGATACTGTATCTCTTATAGGCATAACTCTTATAACATCTCTTACTAAATCATTTAAAGTAATGTATCCGTTTTCGATATCACCCTTTGCAATAGATGCTATCACAGCTGTTGCACCTGATGATTCACCAGTTATTGTTTCAGTACTAAATGGCGTGTTTGAATCTTTTAAAGCGCTGTATGTAATCTTATTTCCAGTTGCTGTTTTAATTGTAGCAATTGCTCCAGAATTTGAACCAGTAATCTTTTCTCCTACTGAGAAATTACCAGCAACTGCACCTGTTAATGTTAATTCTGAATTAGTTACTTTATGCTTTAAATGCATTTTTTCAATAGAATCAGCATGGTAAAATTGATAGAATTGAAGAGCTTCGTCTACTCTATCATCTATTTGGTCATCATCAACATTGATTTCTATTACAGGCGCACCCAAACTTCTTAAGCAGTAATCTATGAATGTTGTTTTACTATTTGGTTTTGCCATTGTTTATTCCTATTATAATCTATTTATAAGAGTTTATCCTTCTGTTTATCCTTTATTATTCCTGTGCTACCCAAGTTCCTGAAGTATAGGTAAACATAAAGCCTTCGTGCCCTGCTTTATCTCCTTCTTCTACTACAGGGAAATTCATTGTGTTTATTTCTGTTGTTGCTTCTTCTTTGCTCATTAATATGCTCCTGTTGCGCTTGCGTTCGTGGTTACTGCTGTTACTTTTCTTTCGCGGAAAGGATACCCGGCCCATTGAAACCAATCAATACTAAACTGAGTATATGTACCTGTAGTTAAAGTATCTGCAACAAGTACCACATAACCATCGCTTGAAGTATAACTTTCTTTT